TATTTCAGACCTTCCTTAGCTCTTTTGTCGCGTAATCACCCCCTGAAATAATCCCGGTTGTGCCTGGTCGGATCAGGCATATGCATTGCCGTGGATCCTGCCGAGAATGATAAACGTCCTTCTGACTTCCGCTTCCAAGCTTTTCGCCCACGGACGGGATTGAGGTAAATTCAGTAGACGCAGCGACATCCTGGATACCTGGATGTTGCTGGATAGAGGTAGCATTGGAAACAGTTGGCATGATGGTCACCGCTGTGTATGCGACTGTACGGGTGTGTGATTCGCGAGCGCAGTCGTCGCGATCCTGCGCAGTGAGTGGAGCCTGGGGTGAGTTGGGTTCCCGGTTTGGCGGCTTTTTCTACACAGATTGAATACGCCGTTGTAGTGGTCTAATGATTCCGGACACTCATTTAGGCGAGAATATCGCCAGATAGAGGTGTCTGATGACCAAACAACGCCGTACCTTTTCCGCTGAATTCAAACGCGAGGCCGCAGGCCTCGTGCTCGACCAAGGCTATAGCCACATTGAGGCCTCTCGCTCGCTGGGAGTGGTCGAGTCTGCATTGCGTCGCTGGGTCAACCAGCTTCAACAGGAGCGCAACGGGGTCACTCCACAGAGCAAAGCCCTGACGCCCGAGCAGCAGAAAATCCAGGAGCTCGAAGCCCGGATTGCCCGTCTTGAGCGGGAGAAATCCATTTCAAAAAAGGCTACCGCGCTCTTGATGTCGGAAGAACACGAGCGCATGCGCTGATCGATCAGCTCGGTGCCCATGAGCCGATCGAATTGCTGTGCGAGGTGTTCGAGACACCTCGCTCGTGCTACTACGACCATTGCCTGCAACGCCGAGCCCCAAACTCTGAGCGGGTTCGTCTACGCAGCCGGGTCAATGAACTGTTCGGGCAAAGTCGAGGCACTGCCGGCAGCCGCAGTATCGTTTCGATGATGCAGGCGGATGGCGAGCAAATCGGTCGGTTCAAGGTGCGTAGCTTGATGCGGGAGCTGGGATTAATCAGCAAGCAACAGGCTCGCATGCTTATAAAAAAGCAACAGTGGAGCGGCCCGACATTCCGAACATTTTGAATCGGGAGTTCGATGTACCCGCGCCCAATCAGGTCTGGTGTGGCGACATCACCTACATCTGGGCGCAAGGAAAATGGCATTACCTGGCGGTGGTTATGGATCTTTACGCGCGTCGGGTGGTGGGCTGGGCGTTTTCGAACAAACCGGATACGGACTTGGTGATCAAGGCGCTGGACATGGCTTATGAGCAACGCGGCAAGCCTCAGGGCCTCAGGGCCTGCTGTTTCATTCCGACCAGGGCGCCCAATACGGGAGCCGACAGTTTCGCCAGCGGCTTTGGCGATACCGCATACGCCAGAGCATGAGCCGCCGGGGTAATTGCTACGACAACTCGCCGATGGAGCGTGTGTTCCGCAGCTTGAAAACTGAGTGGATACCGACCGTGGGCTACATGACTGCCCAAGAGGCTCAGCGGGATATCAGTCATTACCTGATGCATCGTTATAACTGGATTCGGCCACACCAGTTCAATGATGGACTGACGCCCGCTCAGTACGAGAAAAACCTTAACATCGTGTCCGGGATCAGTTGACCACTACAATTTTGCATGGGTAAGAACGACTAAAAATAAAAGGGGTCGCCACATAAAATCTCGCAACCCCTTGAAAAATATGGTCGGGACGGAGTGATTCGAACACTCGACCCCTAGCACCCCATGCAAGCGGATGGGGCTACAGCCCATATAACACAAGGTCTCCAGCGTGGCGCTCGCTGCAACGATGCCTCACTGTGATTTACCGTACAGAGCGAAGTCACTTTGAAAGTCACTGAGCTATTTCCCCTCCTCTGGCGTCCTGCCAACGAACAAACCAATCCCCTCAGCTTCAGCTATTTCAACCTCGGCCCATATCTTCGCGCAGTCCAGCAGCTCGAGCATTTCGCCGAACTCTTCGCCGTTCACCTGCCCGGCGGCCTACGGCCTGGCTGAATTGGTGGTATTGGATAGCTCATCGGCAAAGCGGTTACACGCCAGCCCGGCTATTCGGGACTGGTCATAAGCCTTTGCCAGCTCTCCCGCTCGCGCGTCAGCCCGGCCGAGCAAGTCGGAGAGCACCATGGCGGCGCGGGTGGCTGCCTTGCCTCGTTCGGCAGCACCGGTATCACCGGGGGTGCAACTTGCGGTGGCTGCCAGCTTTCCGGCTTGGACGCGCAGCCGGTCGCCAGCAGCGTCAGCGACAGCAGCATCATTGAGCGCAGCGGTCTGTTCTTGTCTCGCATCGTTTGCCACCTGGTTGGCCGCTTTCTGGCGGCGTTGCTCTTCGGTTCGGTATTCGGCGGTGGTGGTGGCCACGGCCTTGGATTGGGCGCTGACTTCCTTCGCCCATTTCTCCTGCCAGGCCAGATCAGTGACGGTGACGCCGTGCAGGTATGCGCCGTACAGCGCACCGGCCAGCGCCAGCAGGATCAGCAGCACACCAGCTGCCCGCCACGGCACGGCCTTCACGCCAGCACCTTCAATGCCCGGGCGTACAGCGCCTGCCGGTCAGCCAAGCCGTTCGTGCCGCCGTTGATGCGCTTGGTGATGGTCAGGAAGTCACCTTTGTCGGCCAGCGTGTTGAGCGCGGCCCGGTGCCAGAACCACGCCGCCGACATTGCGGCGTTCTCCGGCAGCTCAAGCAATTCGGGATGGTTGATGAGGTCCAGCCCCAGCGCCTCGCCGCACGCCTCGTAGTTGGCTCGGCCCGTCACCTGAATCAGGCCGCGCCCACGGTACAACTGGCCGTCGCCGTCGGCCTCGGGTGTGTTGCCCAGGCGTTCCGCCAGCTTGCCGGTGTCGTACTTCGACAGGTAGGCACTGCCGCCCAGCTCGCGCACGTAGCGCAGTTGGCCGGACTCGTGGCCGACCTGGGCAATGAACGCGGCGATGCGCAGCGGGGTCACGATCTGGTACTTGCTCATCGCTGTGTTCAGGACGGGTGCAAAAACGCCGGCTTTCTGGCCGGCGTTCGGGAGGATCTGCAGCAGCTGCTGCGTGGTGATCGGCATTTGGGTTTCTCCAGGCAAAAAAATACCCGCTCAATGGCGGGGTGCGGGTGTTGCTGTGCATGTTTTACGCGGTGACGGGTGCCGACGCTGGCTGGATTTATGCCTTGAGTGCGTCCAGCTCGGCGCGCAGCTCTTTAACCTGTGCGCTCAGCTCCTTTATAGCCCCGAATGCGTCTGTAATTAGTGCTATAGAGTCAAGCTGCTGAATCCAGATATTCCCATTTGCATCTACGTCGTCTTTCTTTCCTGTTGCCGCCAGAGGATTGACCTCTTGGACTTCGTGGGCAATCAGACCTTGAATAAGATTTTCTCCGTCCTTGAAAACCTCTCCATATGCAGCTCTCTTGAATGTAACTATTCGGTAGGCATTTACTCTTTCAAGGAACGGAGCGGAAAACTCTTCTACTTGACGCTTAACACGGTAATCGGATTGAAGCAACGTAAGAGCCCCAACATAGCTTGCATCAATGTAAACGTCTACATAACCGCTATTGCTTGTATTCCAGTTGAGGTTGTAAATATTCGCGCCTCTGGAACCATTCAGACCGGTTCGGCACCAAGTTCCTTTCGATGCAAATCGACCATCAAGAGTCAGCGTTCCGGCCGAGTCATTGATCAGGCGGACGTCATAGTCAGCGGCCGTGTTGTTGAAGTGAAAGTCGACCCATGGGGTTGTGTGGGTCAGCTCCAGCGCCCTGAAGATAGCGGCGTCGTTTGTGCCGAGCCCTATCCCGGCGCGCGCGCTGGGCCCATCTGTGCCGCCAGTACCGCCTTTTTTGATCGGCACTGTATTTTCAATCGCTGCGCTCCCGAGTCCAAGATTTGTTCTGGCCGCCTCCGCTGTAGTTGCGCTTGTTCCGCCAGACGAAATGGCAATTGGGCTGGCAGTGACTCTCAGTTGGGCGACAGAAAGAACGCCGTCATAGGAGTAAGTCATCACCGGCCCGGCAGCCGTGTTGTCCGAGTTCACGGACCACCAGTAATGCCCTCCCAACCCGCCGCCACGATTGCATATGTAATTTGCACCGCCATCGTTGTTGCCGTTCCAGCCCATGTAAAGGCCTTGCACGTTGTAGCCTACCGGTGCGCCACGGAAGCCGATGCTCTTGACCAGCAGATCGTTGGCACCGCCTCTCAGCCCAAGGTTTGCGAGCGCTGTGGAGGCATCCGTAGCGCCGGTGCCGCCTTTGGCGATCGGCAGAGTGTCGTAGTTGCCTGTGGTGCCCAGCGCAGCCAGCTTGTCGCCGTACTGTAAAACCAAGGCACGCAGCCGGTCGGCAGATTCCTTGACGTAACCTTGCAGCGGAGCCAGTGCATAGCCGCCCGCACCGACAGTTGCGCCCTGGTAGTTTGGCGAGATCGACATGGCTGTGTCGCTGGCTATGTTTGTTACCTCGTACCAACCGCCATCTGGCCCGCGAAAGCCGTCGCCCACACGGCTATTTGCAATAAATGCCGTACCACTGCCGATAACGGCGTTCGAATTTTGGGTAACGGAAACCGTCCCGGCTTTATACCAAGGCATATTTTTTACTCACTTAAATGGTTTGTCAGACATTCATCTTTGCGAAGACTGCCGGGAGAAAGAATGCGGTCGGGTTGGCTGCCGCAACGGTAATTGCATAAAGCTTGCTTTTCGGAAAATCCCACCAGCAATACAAAGACCGCGATATAGCGCTTCCTGAGTTCAACCCCATGCCAAACGAGTTGATCAACAGATACTCATTTTCAGGAAAGTCGAAAGGAACCGAGTAGTAACACCGCACGAGGTTCTGCGTCGTGTAGTCGAACTTCTCATACGTCCATGATTGAAACGATCGAGTGAAGTTTGCGCTGGGCGTTCCCGAATCGAAAAGCAACTTATTGCTGCCATCCCAAATCCGAAAGCCGAAAGCCGCTACCGGCTGAGCCCCAAATTGAGCAACAAAATATCGGCCATTGGGCTGGGCGGTGTTGACGTCATATGCTCGAACATAGAAGCCCGTCCAATTGCCAGGCGAGCCGATGACGCGCATGAGGCATAGCCCTGCAATAGCATTCACAGTGTCGGGCCTGACGAAAACCAGCGGGGGCTCCTGCGAAGTCACGGCGCGCGGAAAGTAGGTCGTAGACCCAAGGTTGCTTTCTTCGGTGGGCTTAAAACGACCTGAAGCAATAACCATCAGGCGCGCATATTCTGAATCAATCACCACGACGTTGTTGTTATTTGTAAATTGAACACCGTAGGACATTAGGAAAACCTCATAACCAACAGCCTCATTGTTCCAGTGGAAACAGTGCTCGATCCGTAAGTTCTTGTGTGGTTATAAACGCGCGCCACGCCATCAAGAAGTTCGGTTTCGTGCTGCCTCTGATTCAAATCATAAGTACCCGACGGAATAACAATTGCCACACCATTCCCCGGACCAACGCCCGGCACAGAAAAGTCCTGACTGGTCTTTGCTGTGCCGGAGAAGGTTACGAGGGTGGAGAGAGCGACGCGGATCGTGAATGAGTTCTCATCCAGTTGAAGGGCGCCGTCAGCGCCCCAAACTCTTACTCCATAACTCATACGCTCAAGTTCCCCCATTGATAGCGCAACTGGCCCTTCTCATCGAAGACTTTGCCGCCCTGGCCGTTTATTACTTGCCTGCCACCCCCTGCAAGCGGTGAGTTAATTTCGAACGTGCCGTCCTTGCTCAAAATCCAGCCGGACTGCCCGGCCACATAGTTGGTGGAGCTGATATAGCTGCCGATCTTGGCGTTGGTGATCGTGCCGTCCTCAATGAACGCCGACCGCATGAATGTCTGCCCACCTGTTACGGCGAAAAACGACTGCGGAGCTTGCGAGCTGGTGTTCATCACCAGAAACGTATCGGCTCGCACAACGAACTGCGATGTCGTGCCTGCCGCGCCGCTTTCAAGCCCGAGCCCAAATCCGGCCGAGTACGGTATCCCACTCTGCGAAAGCTCCATCCTCACCGACCATATCCCGGCCAGCTTGTTGTTGGTGGTGGCCAGCGCGCTGCTTGTCTGCTGAACTGCAACGGTCGCGTCGTTCGCTTTGGCTTGCGCCGTTTCGATGCGAGTTGAGAGCGCTCCATCAGCATTGGCTCGCGCAGTCTCTTCGGCCTTCACTGCCGCGCTCGCGCCATTGGCTACCGATTGGACCTGATCAATCCTTGTGGAGAGAGCGCCATCTGCGTTTGACCGAGCAGTAGCCTCGGTACGTACAGCAGCGCTTGCATCGTTAGCGATGGCCTGCACCTGGTCGACCTTCGAAGAAAGCGCCCCGTCTCCGTCCGCCCTGGCGTTCGCCTCAGATTGAATAGCCGCTTGCGTGGCTGTCTGGTTGCCGTTGACTGTCGCTGTCAGCGTGGTGATTTGCTGGGCGGTTGCTTGCCGATCATTGGCCGCCGTCGTTTCGACGATGGTTATTTTCGACTCGTTGCCACCCACGCGAGCATCCAGCAGAGTGGTGCGCTGCGCCTGGGCGAAGTTTTCCTCGGTGCGGACCTTCACCTCCTGCGCATAACTGGCTGTGCTGTCCCAGCCCTTGAGCGCATCCAGCAGGTCGCCCTCCCCGCTGTCGTCCCGATACTGGGCTTGAACTGCCTGAAGCTGGCTGGCGGTCGCAGAGGTCTTGCCGTCAACCGTCGAGATATCGGCGGTGTTCTTGCTGACTTGCGCAGCCTGTGCGTTGGCTGAACGAATAGACTGGCCGGTGTTGACCCAGTACGCGGGATTCGGCGGGCCATTCGTGCCGTTGGCCGCCGCAGGAACAGCGGCGATGGCCGTCCACAGGTTGTCACCCACGCGCACAGTGTTGTCTCGCACGTAGGCATCGGTCGGCACATAGACCAGCGCGTCGGTGATCTCGCCTATCTCAGCCTTCAGTTCGTCCAGTCGAACGTTCACGGAGCCAACGCCAAAGCCGTCGATCAGGTCGATGCGGCCCAGCAGGTTTTCTCCGAGCTGGCTTTCCGTAAGTTTTCCGTCTAGCGCCGACAGATAAGCCGAAATATCGTTCGAAGTCGACGTAGGCACGTAAAGGAACGCGCTTTTCCCGTATGCATTGGTCGAGCGGATGAAGTAGTAATAGTTGGTGTAGAACGCCAGGTCGTTGTGGGTGAACGACAGACCCTGCCCCAGATACTGCGCCGTGCCCGATGTTGCATTGGGGTTGGTGCTGAAAAAATAATCGTAGGTGCCGCCGTTCAGCCCGTGGTTCGGGTTCTGAGGGATCAGCACAATGCTGTTGATAGACGACTGCACCACACAAGATTCCGGGATTGGCGGGCCCTGGATGCTCACCGAGATAGTTGCTTCGCCAGACCGGGCCATCGGGCCCAGAGCGGCCACGCTCATGGTGTAAGTGCCGGAAGCCAATCCGTTGATCGCCAGAGTGTTGGCCGTCGCAGGCACCGAGCGCGACTGCGCGACGCCGCCGCCTTGGCGGATCGTGACGACATATGAAGTGACGATTCCCTGTGGTGGAATCCACGACAATACGCCCTGAACGACTTCAGCCAAGTCGCCCGGCGCCCACGCCAAGCCGGTAGGCGAGCCGAGCCCACCGCTCGGAAGGTTGATAAAGCCGAGCGGGTTGTATGGCTGACCCACGGCATCATCAAATATCGCAGCCTCATGCTGCTTAACCTGAACGGTGCAACCTTCGTTGTCGCCCATCGACCAGTCAGAGACGATGAACTCGCCGAGGATGTTGAGCGATGGAAGGTTGACACGAACGACTCGGCCGGGTCGGCAGTTGTAGCCCGAGAAATTCATCGGCAGGCTGATTGCCCCGCCAGCACGGCGTTGACGCATCGAGATGTTCGCCAGGCGCTGCGGCTGGTACGGATCGTTCACATACGAGAACGCCATGGTTTCGGCAGCCTCGCCGCCGTCCTCAAGTATCCATTCCGGGACGCTGACTTCCGGATAATCCGTTTCAGTCCACGACTGCTTTGGATCAATGAATGTGCCGCGCACCGTATTAATCGCGGAGTCGTTCGTTGACTCGGTGCTGCCGGATACCGTGCCGATGATCATGTCTTCGGTGATTTCGAAGTCGTATGGGCCGTAATAGGCCCCAACCTGGAGCATCCAGCGACCGCCGACGCGAATCAGCTTGCCAGCGCACGACGCTTCCAGCTTTTGCAAAACGCTTGGCCGCGATTCGTCGGCACCAATGACACAAGAGGTGCGATAGCGCTGACTGACCGAGCCATCGGCATTGGTCAAAGCCTCATCACAGACGTTGGCTGAGCTGGCGAAGGTTTCGAAAATGATCTCGTCATCCGGAACATTGCAGCGAGTGCGCAGAAACCAAAGGATGTGAAGCGCGGTGTTGGTGGTGTAGACGTTGGTGCCGGTGCGCGGGTCGTAGATGTCGTTTCGGCCGCGGATCACAAAGCGAGTGTCGGGTATGCCAGACGGAAACTTCTCGGCGCTGTATTTCAGGGTGATGCGCACGAACGATAGGCCGCGACCGATCTGGCTGTCTTTCCAGTCGGCACAGTTGGCTTTCAGGAATGCGTTGACCTCAGTCGGATTGACGACCAGCTCATAGCTGGCGAACTCACCGAACGAGCCGATCTCCTCTTCGCCGAGATAGATGTTTTCCAGCCCATCAATAGCACCCTCGCACAGCACGTACACAAGGTGAATTTGCTCACCATCTGCAATGCTGCCGGATTGCTCCTGCGCCCAGACCAGCACGCCGCCAGTTGATACGCGGCCAAGGATGAAGCGGATTGGCGCTTTAGATGACCGAACAGTCTGTGCCGACGGCTCGTTGTCTCTCAGCGGCGACTTTGTGTTGAGTTTTTCCTGCTGAGATGCCGCATAGAAGGCCAGGCCAGCACCAATTGCCGCGCCTACCGGCCCACCTTGCACGAAGCCAATCACAGCACCGACAGCGACCTGGGCAATTTTCTTTACGCCACTTGGCATTATTCAACCCTCCAGGCCGCCAGCGGCTCACACACAACGCGAGCAACGCCGTCATCGGTCGTTGCCCAGTAATCGCCAGCCCAATAAACGGCCATGCTTCGCCCTGTTGGCGCTTCGTACATCACAACATCGCCGCGCTGGATGAATGGGATTGCGACCCGCGCAAAGCAGGCATCCCAGGCGGCTTCAAGGCTGCCGTGCCGCTTTTTGAGCGCACGTTTTGCGCCGGCCTCGGTCTTGTACGTGCCCCGGTACTGCTCAGCCGGATCGACACCGCACACCGCGCTTGAGCAGTCTGAGGCGAATAGACAGCAATCAAATTCGCCCCATGAAAAAGGCCGCCCTTGGGCGGCCTTGATCGCGTCGTGCAAACGCGTGGTCCAGTCTCGATTGCGCATATCTAATTTCCGTAGGTAAACGTCGGGGCGTCCTTCTTGGAGCCCCAATAGATGGGCCACTCGGACATTTGCGCGATTGCGTAGAAGAAGCGGTCACCCTGATGTCGGGCGCGGTGGTTTTCATCCGTCCAGCGCTCGGTCCCGGTGCGGCTCCACTCGGCCATGCGGTCGATGACCGGCACGGTGATGGTGTTGCCATCCTGGCCGTTGCCTGCGAAAGAGAACTTGGCGGCATCCATCCGCCCTGAAAACAGAATGTCGGCGGCGTAGTTACCGGCCTCGTCGAACACCACGAAGATGACCTTGGCCATTCGGCCCCGGCAGCCTCGCACGTTCGTTTCGGACAAGATGTAGGAGTCCAGCCCGCTCAGCGTCAGGTCGACCGACATGGGCGAGCCCGAGTTGTCGCTCTCCTGCGACTGGCTGACCTGACCAAAATTGCCCACGCCTTCATAGGTGATTCCGTCGACGACCAACTCTCCGGTTCCGGTATGCGCGAACACCATGCCGTCGGCGAAGTCCAGCTGCACGGCGTAAACCGGCATGAATTTGCCTGTAGCGATTATGTCCACTACGCGCTGGCTGAAAGGAAATGCTGAGGGCATCAGAATGCCTCCCTGAATGAGTAACTGCCGTTGGCGACCACCGGGCGACGCGTCATGGCCCATGTGTCCGAGGTCATGCGCATTTCCGAGTAGGGGTTCAAGTATTCAATCGCCGCCCCCGCCGTGAGCGTTTTACGAATACGCTTGTTTAGCGGAACCGTGGCCCGGCCCTGAGCGTTCGACGAAACCGGGTCGGTCACTTCGAACATCTCGCCAGCGACGGTGATGTAGTCACCAACGCTAAAGACCGGCGCACTGGCTGGCGCGCCAGCAACGATCATGCTGCGCGCCTGCGCAAAGCCGCTGACCACGCTGAGCGCCCCGACACTCACCTTCCGGTATCGGGTGAAGTCCGGCAGGTTGAACGTCCCGAACATCCCGTCCAGCTTGCCGAGGAACGATGAAAGCTCGCGCTCCTGAGCCCGCGTGAGCAGGCCGAAGGTCAGCGTGCACTGCCAGTACGCGCCAGGGTAGCCAACGATCTGCTGGGCGTTCGAAAGCGACGACGTGAACGCCCGGCTGTTGTTGACGATGCCCCAGCTCATTTCTGACGGGCGCAGCGAAGCAGGCCACGTGAGAGCCATGCGTTACTCCTTATTGATTAGCGCCTGGCTGCGAGCTGGCGGATGGGTCCGTTTCGTTTGAAGTCGTTCAGCACCATGTCGTATGCCGCTTTCGCACCGTCGTAGGTGGATCGGGTGACATCCTCTTTCGTGGCTGCGTCAACATTTCCGCCCACAGTGATGTACTGGGTGATTGGCGGCACATTTGACGGCGACGAACTTGCGGACTGCGAAGATCCTTTTGCCGCGACTGCCGAGCTGCCAACATAACCGCCGTCGGCGTAACCCTTGGTGTTGGCGTTCATGCGCTCCAGGAACTCACGTGCGCCGGGCTGGCTGACAACTTCCTTCTTGACGACGAACTCGCCGCCGTGAACAACGCCCTTCGGCTGAAACTTGCCGCCATCTCCGGTATAGCCGCCGTCGGAGAACCCGTATTTGGAGCCGTAACCGGCCGCCGACGCGCCAAGACTTGATGAGGTCGCCCCTGCCGAACCGGCAGCAAGACCTCCTGCGCCGCCAAGCCCCGATAAAGCGCTGAAAGCCGTACTGAGAAAGCCCGCCGCCGCCTGCCGCACCTGGATGCGTATCAGGTCCTCGATCACGCCGTTGGCGAATTCCTTGAAGGACAGCTTCCCGGTTTTCACGAAGTTCACGACTGCGTCTTCCATGCCGCTGAAGGCATTGGTAAACAGCTGCTTGGTCTGCCCCGCCACGTCGCGTGACTGCTCGAGGTAATTCTCAAGCGCCGAGGTTGCGCCAAGCGTCCAGTCAGACTGGGCCTTGTCGACGTCCGAGTAATACTTCTGCTGCATCGCCAGGCGGCTTTGCAGGGCAGCATTCAGAGCATTCGTTTCCTTGCTGTACAGGTCCTGAGTGATCTTCCCTTCGTTGCGCTGCTGCAACAGGTTGTCCAGCTGGGACTGGTACTGCTCTTGAATCGCAAATTCCTCTTGAAGACGGGCGCGCGCCTGATCGCCCATGCCCTGGCCTGCAAGGCTATTGCTCAGGCCGACCTGATCCTTGGATAGCTGGCTGTTCAGGTTCGCCTGAAAGGAGATCATCTTCTGAGTTTCCTCGGCGGCCAACTTGCGAAGCTCAATGTCCTTTTCAAGGCTTGCATTCTGCTTCTGCTGCGCAAGGTTCAGCTCGGCCATGGCCAGAACCTGTTTTTGCGAAGAGGTCAGCGTCTTCTTTTCCTTCAGCTGAGCAATCTCTGTTTCCAGTTCGACCAGCTTTTTCTGCTCTGCCCCAATTGATTTGGTGGTGCCGTCCTGATTCAGCAGCTCTTTACTCTGCGCGACCAGCACCGCGTAACGCTGGCGCGCGTCGTCGAGCATCTTCGTGCCCGCATCTTCCTGAAATGCCTTCTCCTTGCCGGCGTTTTTGTTTGGCTTGGTGCCTTCCGTGATTTGCCTGATCTGCGCGTCTACCCGCTGCTGCGGAGTCAGCTTGACAGGAGCTGGAGCGACCGGAGCTACTCCTCCATTTGTCAGCAGACCATACCCTTTAGCGTTTTTATTTATGCCAAGGTCAATCTGTGGGCCGCCCTGAATTTTCAATGCCGCATTGATGACGCGCTGCATTTGTTCAATTTGCTTGTTAGCGCTTATCTCTGCTGCTTTGGCGGCGTCTTCATGACTCCTTTTAACAGCCTCCGCTGCATCCTCAGCGGCCTGCTGCTGGGTATAGGTGGCAAGCAATTGCAATCTGAGTGCGGCCTGCTGAACTTTGTCAGCCTCTTTCACCGCGTCCTGATATTTATCCCAAAGGTCCTTTTGTTCAGCCACAAGAATGGACTGCGCTTTTTGCTCTTTGGTAAGCCCCATCTGTTCAGCGCGGTGTGCAGCTATCGCTTTTTCATTCGCTCCGACCAGATCGCGAGACTCTGTCAGCTTCGCAATGTATTTCTGCCACTCCGCAAGCTGGGCTTTTGTTTGAGTGCCCGAGCCGGCCTGAGCTGCCGCCAGCATTGACGCGCTTTGAGCGGTCTTCTCCTGCTCGCCGCTCACCTGACCAAGAACGGATGCCAGCTCTTTGTTTCGGTCAACGCTCTTTTGATATTCGGCGGTGGTTTTGGCCAGCGCTTTTTCGGCAGTGCTGCTCAGGTCAATGGACTGCTTAAGCCACTGGTTGACGCTATCAAGGTCGCGCTTTCCGTCCCGCACTTCTTTGATGAGGTTTTGAAACTCTCCGGTCAGCGGGCCGATACCAATCGAGCCCATATACCCAGATAGAGCGCCATTCTTCACCCGGTCAACGTAAGACTTGAGAGCCTCGTCGGCGGATGCGATGGAGGTCGCTTGCTGGTCGATCCACTCCAAGCGCTTTACACGCTGCTGGGCGCTGTTGAGCGCATCGTACTTTTTGATGATTTCGTCGACTGACAGCCCTTGCTGATCAAGCGCCTTGCTGGCTTCGTCAGTGTTGTCTCGCATGAGAAACATGCTTGCCGCGACAGCGCCAACAGCCAAAGCTATGCCCGCTGGCCCCCCAAGAACTCCGAGAAGTCCGCGCTGAGCGGTAGCCAGGCCAAGCGCTGCAATGCGGGCGCGCTCATCAGAGGCGGCCTGAATCAATCTTGCCTCAGCGTACCGGCCAGCTGCGACGGTCTGAAGAATCGTGCCCCGGTACAGAACCATGTCGGTCTGAGCTGCTGCGGCTGCCGTTCTGGCCTTTATGACATCGGCGTTCGCTGAGTTGAGCGTGGCTGTAGCCAGGGCAATTGCTGCCGTCCTGTTGGCGTAATAGGCGTATATGCTTTGACCCAGCGCGAAGGCAACCTGTGAGATCTTCGCGGCAAGCAGAACCGCTGCGCCTGCCCCCAATCCCGACATTACGGCGCCGACTGCACTGATGGTGGTGCTCATAGAGCCAGTCGTCGCGGACAGTGCATCCATTGACTTTGACAGAGCAACGAAATTTGAAGAGATTACGAGGCTCGCGCCGCTTGCCTGATCGAGCTTGCCGACCAGCTGGGTGAACGAGTTACCTACAGCTGTGAGGCTGTTACCAATGGTCACATTCGTTTTGCTGAACAGTTCGTCTACAGCCACCCTTTGCGCCTGAAGCGCTTTCACAACGGCATCAGCAGTCAGAAGTCCTGCAGCGCCCAATGAGCGGAGCTCTCCTACCGTCTTCCCCATGCCTGCAGCGATGGCCTGAGACAGCGCCGGAGCCTGCTCCATGACGCTGTTCAGTTCTTCGCCGCGCAGCACGCCAGATGCAAAGGCTTGCCCCAACTGGACAAGCGCTGCACTGGCCGACGCCGCCGAAGCTCCGGAGATAGCCAAGGTTTTGCTGATCGTGCCAACGACACCGGCAACACCATCACCGGTGAGTTTCAATTCTTTCTGGTTCGTCGCGATCCGCTGGTACAGCTCAGCAGTAGCATTCAATGGCTGGAATGAGCTTTGAGCGATTGCGAATACTGCCTTCTGAGCGTCCGCCAACTGATCAGCACCGTCAGTCACCAACTTCATACGGTTGGTAAGGGTGCTGTATGCCTCGGCGGCATCGTAGAAGGCCTTTGCGCTGAATGCGGCTGCGAGAGGGCCCGCGATGCCAGCGGCAACGCTATCAAGGGATTTAACCTGCCTTTCTAGGCTTTGGACCTGAGCGGTAGTGGACCTGGCGTTTTGCCCTGCACCATTAATCGCATTGCCAGCACCATTAACGACTGGAGCAGTTCTCAAGCCCGCATCGTTCAACGCCTGAAGGGCTCGGCGAAGATCGTTTACTTTCTGCTCGGCGCTGCGGCTGTCTACCTCAATAGAGAGGCGTGAGGTGAGGGCCATACTTTTCTCCGGAGCATAAAAAAACCCGCCGAAGCGGGTCTTTGTTTTTGTTTTCCTACCGTCCGGTAGAGATGTAAATAATTACAAGGATCACCGCGAACATGAAAACAATTCCGTAAGCGCCTGCCCGTATTGAATTTTGTTGCTCTACGATCTTCTTGGTTTTTGCGACAGTTTCAGCTGTGGCTTGCTCAATACTGACGATGCATTCTTGCGAGTAAATAGTTTGAAAATTAAGTCGATCTTGATCGCTCCAGCCAGAAAGATAGCCATCAATCATGGCTTGCTGGCGCGCAATAATCTGATTTACATCCTGCCCGGCCAGCAATCTGGCATCCATATCTGCACGCTCGGTACAAATGTATTTTCTCAACTTTTCCCGTGAAATCTCACCGTTTTCCAACCAAGGATTGGCTTCGGGGTGCGAGAATTTGACTGCTTCGACGGACATTTTTTGACTCCCTGTTGATGCCAGCAATCTACCATCATCGGGCGCGCCGAAATACAACCGTTAATCCTCTTCCTCCTCGCCGTCTTGATCCATGAACAGACGGTCCAGCTCGAAGATGACTTCGTCGACCTCCTCCCGTGGGATTGGAGACGGTCGTGCGTCGAGCCAGTCGGATATCTCGCGGGCTGAAAGCGGCATTGGGAATACGCCGCCCATGCCTGAGATGTAGCGCCGCCCCCGGCACACACCCCTGAACGTATTCAGCAGGTATGCCGTGATCGGGTCTTGGGGCGGCTCATCCGGAACGGTCATGCCGAACCGCTGAAAGATCAGCTTGCGCTTTTCGGCTTCCGGCCCTGCCCACTCGCTTTCCCACTGGAAGCGGGCGATGGCTTTTCCAGCGTTTCAGCCTGCTCCACTTTATTGGAGGCTGCCAGTTCGCCGCTATGCTCCAGCACAAACAGGAACAGATCGACGTTGCCCTCGAGCATCTGAGCGCCGACCTGGGCGGTGTACTTGATTTCGTTGCCGTCTCCATCTACTGCGCCGGTCCAGTCCTTCAGCAGGAACGAAGCGATCGCCAGGCAGTGGTTGACGTACTCAGTCTTCTCGCCCGCGATCACACCGATATCCCCTTCCTGGAACTGGCCGTCATTGCGAGCGATGCGGCGGCGCATGCGCTCCATCGCGATCTGGTATTCGGTGTTATCCAGCGAAACCAACTGGACTTTGGTGTCTGCGTCAAAATCGAACCACTTCGCAGCGGTGTCGACCACGTCTTTATTCTTCAGCTTGAGAGCCATGATGCAACCTCAACGCCACGCCATAAAAGGACCGCCCCGGCAGGCGTTATCACCGGAGCGGTCAAAAGGGTTTACGGTGCCGGGTCAGCAGCGTCACGGGTGATGGTCGGGCTCTGCTTGGCCACGGTGTAGTTCAGCTCGATCTCGATCAGGTCGCGCTTGCCGCCGTTCGGAAGCTCGCCGTCCACTTCCACTGCAGGGAAGCTGAACGTGTACTTGTTGCCCAGCGAATCGGTGATGGGGAACTCGATAGCGATAGGCAGGCGGGTGAAGGTGTTCTTCCATATCTGCCAAGCGCGCTTGGACCATGCCAGGGTGATGCTGCCGGTGATGGCGGCTTCGGTGGCGATGTGGGCACCTGGCCCGAGTCGCTCTGAACCCAGGCAGCGCTGAGTCTGCAGGCTATTGTCCAGGTTGATAGTCATGGCCGAAACGCAGGCCACGCCTTCCAGCGATAGACCGTTCACCAGGATTGTGCCAACGCTATTGTTCGACAGGAACGGGGTGGTGGTCGGTGCGTTCGGCGTGACGACAATCGGCGTCTCGGAGTCGACGTAATCCAGGCAAGCCATGTTGAACGTGGCCGTCACCTTGCCTTCCGACGGGATCTCCAGCGCGAAGGTGGATACGTGAGCGCCCTTGAACACGCCGTAGACGCCGATGTCGTTGTAACCCTTGGCGATGCTGAAGGTGTTGCGAGTATCGCCCACACGCAGCACGTCGCTCGTCCAGACACCGTAGAAAGCGGCCTCTAAGAGTTGATCGAACGAGCCGAACGAGAACTCGGCAGACAGGTCACCGCCGATATCAATGCTGGTGGCCACAGAGCCTTGGCTCAGACGGGTGTCGGTGATCTCGTCACTGACTTCGGTGTTGACGGTCGGGGTCAGCGCGTTACCGGTCAGGCGCAGCGTGTCCCAGGTGCCGGTGGGGGTAACGCCGGGCGTCACCTCCTTGATGATGTGGCTTACTACTTTGGCGCCTGACGACATGAGAATCTCCTTTCGGCGGGCATAAAAAAACCCGCTCAAGGCGGGGTTGGCGGGGTTGCTTGGCTGTTACTGTTTGGCGCTCAGTCGGGCGCTCAGGCTGTTCAAGGCCACTTCGACAGAGCTGATCCGGGCAGACATCTGATTGTCGGCGATGGCACGAGCGGTGACCTCATGCTCGATCTTGGCAGCCAAGGCTTTGCCCAGCTCGGTTTCACTGATCGCGGCGCAGAGTTCATCGGGGCTCTTTGATACACCAACCGCGAAGTCACCCTTCACCTCGGCATTCTCCTCCTTGTCGCCCGGAGTGCCGGTGTAGCCGCCTGCGCACATGTAGCCCCCCAGACCGATACCAGAGAAGATGTACTGGTCTCGGCTGTCGGAAGTCATTTTCACAGAGAAGTGATTCGACACTTTTCCATCATCGACGAATGCTTGGCTCAGGATCACCTGATCACCGCCAACAGCAAAAGGCACATCGCGGCCTACATTGCACTGAAAGGCGCCAAAGTGAGTGGCTAAAGCCTCATCGGCGTCGCTGCGAGCAGCAGCAACCTCCTCGCGAAGGCTTTCAGTGATGGACGCTTGGGCCTGATCATTGGTCATGCCTGGACCGGCGGTGATCACCATCTGCATCTTCGCAATCACGCGACGATTCCCGTCGTTCAGCTCCAGGCGTCCATTTTCATCAATCTTCCAGCCGGAAACGCCCGGCACGTAGTTCGAACTTTGCATAAAACCTCTCAACCGGCGCGAAACCGGACCCTTACGTTGATTTGATGAAAACCGTCTTTTTCGCCTACGTCTGTCTGGGATGCCTCGATAAACTCCAAGTCACCAATGGACCAGTAGGCGAATTGCTTTTCGATGTCGTCGGCAAGCTCGTTCAGGCCTTTGATGCCTGTGCGCGTTCGTGCAAAACACTGGATAATTACCGCGCCAAGCTTCCGGGTGTATGGCTCATCGGCCATGCCGGCCATGAGCGAACCGGAGTGCTCAATGTTCAATCGACACCAGAGGCCGGTGGCCGGGGTGATGAATTCCTGAGGCTGATTAGGATATTGAATCCTGTCCTGATCAATACTTTGGAAGGACGACATCCTGGCCGTTATGTATTGGCGAATAAGCTCGAACGTCATTTGAATTTTTCCGACACAACTTCAAGTGATGGACCGTATACGCCTCGCGGGGCTTGTTTTGAAGTCCCAGTCTCAAGGTCTTCGGCATAATGAAGATTATTCTGTATGTACACCAAGCTGTACGGTTTTATTTTGGCTACAGCTACAGCCAAGCTACGCGCTGTCTCGTTGCCTCTCTCGCTATATTCCTCAAATCCCGTTGATCCATACCTGATGTATATGTCGTAGTTAGGCGTACCCAAACTTATTTTGTGATTGTTTATAAACCTGCCTGTATCAATTGGCGATTTTTCGCAAATAACCTCAACAAGTTTCACCACAATGTCTTTGTTCAGCTTGGTTAAATCCTCTTCTACCTGAGTTGCAAACGCGGCTGGATTGACACTCCACGAACTAGCCATCAGGTAGCCCTCAGCTGAATTTGGTAATGCACCCGCGCGGGGTCTGTGACGACGCCCTTCACTCGGTACTTCGTGTCCAGGCCTGTCACGAGGTCGCGAGCCACAATATCGTGACCTGCCTGCGGGGTATCTGTGACCTCGTTTGTCAGCGCGATTAGCAAGGTGTCAGTGGCAAGAATTCGGTCGTTGTCGATCTGGTCTCGCTTGAACTTGGTCGAAACGCCTCGCCCGGTGTAGGTCACTGGCTGAGCCGTAGTCACCTCCTGCACAGGGTCATAGACACCAGCCCCAAGATAGGAGCCGGTGAATTGCGTCATCAGCTCGGAAAAATCAGCGTCGAACAACTTTCCAAATGAGGATTGCATGGTGTTTCTGATAGTCATGGCCTCACCTGCTCATTTTTTATGAGTTCGTACTCGGCTGAACACCGACATTTGGCAAGCTCTTCTATTGGTGCGCCCAGTGATGAGTCGCCAGGAAACATGAGCAACGCGCCGAGCGGTGATCTGAATGGTGCATCCTTATCCACCACTTGGTTATTCAGAGCCCTATGCGTACCCCTTACGATATTGTCGCCGCGTGACTTCCATCTTTTTATGAAACTAAACCGTCCATTGCTGCGGGCAACAACCTGCCGCCATGCCTGGTCTCGGCCTTCGTTGAAGGATTCGGCAACGAACATCTGCGCAACCAATTCCGCCTGAGTAGCCAGAAGTCTGTCGGCGTACCTACCCACGATCTTGTTGACCGTTTCTTCATCAAGCGGCTTTCCGCTCTTTATCGACGCCTTTACGGTCGGGTCAAAGCGACGGTCACGCCTGGTGCGCAGAAGATACTGGCGCAGCATGGCCTTATCACCACTGAGCAGCTGAGTTTTGGCAAGGCTCACTCTTTCCGCGTAGCCACTACTCAGCCCAAGCACGCCACCGGCGCGTCGCCCAGTCTGCTTGCTGACCCTGCCGATAAGTTCGAGAGCCATCTTTCTGGCCGACAACCCTTTGGCTGATCCGCGAGCCAGAACAGACCGCACAACATTGACTTGATCAGCTTCAACCTGACTTACCAGCTTCGTGGCTTGCGCCGCCATGAACCTGGCGGGCCCGACAGCGTGAAAATCAAGCTCCTTACTGATGCTCTCTATTTTGATATCAGCCGCTTCGACCAGAGCGCCTTTAACGTAGGCAGTGCGAAGATGCTCGACCAGTACGGCGAAGATGCCTAGTTGAACGGCGGCGACCACCGCGCTTGCGTCGCCAGTCTCAATAGCTCGCTCAACCTCGGCCAAGCTGACCGAATTAAGCGACTGCGCGATCTGGGCCAGATATGCACGTTGAGCAGCAGGCTCAAGCCCTTCGATGGCCTGGATGACCTCTGCGGCTTTCATACCACGAACACCGCGATACCACAGGCGATTTTGCATCCCAGCAACGGAGCAATAAGCTCGTCGACAACGGTGATGACCGGCCGGGTAGGCACTCCAGTGGCGGTACTCGATGCTTGGTACTCAATCTCCAGCACATCGACCTTCTGCCGCTTTATGGCAGTTGATGCGACGTAGTCAGGGCTAAGGCTGCCCGGCAGCGCAATCTCTCTCAGCGCTGCCTCGTAGATGGCCTGCACGACCTCAACGGGTATCTCGTCCGCAGGGATTTCGTGACCCTCGGTGTCGGTAGCGCCAGTACGAGGCCATTGCAGCACCTGAGCGCGGCCGCCAGTCTTGGTGCCGGAGAACATCGACTCCCAGCGCCCGCAGCTGTTCTGCACCTGGAACTTGCCATCAATGTAAGCCGATGCCCGGATCAGAGCGGCCTGCTTCGCCATATCTTCGCCAGTCCAGGCGGTGTTCGCGCGGTCCTGATGATATTGATCTGCCGCTTCGACCGAACCGTAAAAGGAAACCATCTATGCCACCTTTAGGGCTCGACGCCGCCCATTTTTTATGTCGCTGACCAGTGATGCGCTGATGCCGAAACTTCGGGCAACCTCTACTCCCGAAACGCCTGCTGAAAGCATCGCGCGGATATCTTCGGTTTGCAGATCGCTCAACTTGGACTGGCTATTACGCTCGCCAGATCGAGCCAGATGTTTGATGCCTCCGCGCGGACGAAGGCCGATGGCGTAGCTGTGCAGGCAGTTCTCGCTTCCAGTGCACCACTCCAGATTTCCAGCAGCGTTGTTGCTCTTGTCGCCATCAATGTGGTTTACCTGCGCTCCATCGAAGCCGCCCTCAACAAATGCGCAAGCCACCAAACGGTGCACGTTCGCGCACTTTTGCTCAGCGTCCCGATACAGCATGACGAACTTGTAACCAGCAGGCTTGGTACCCTGCCGCAAGACGATGCCACCGCACTGCCGAGTGGAGGAACCAAACGCCACTACTCTTGGCAATGAGCGGACACGCCCAAGGCTGGAAACCTCATAGATTTCCTCGTAATCGGGCACGGCTCTCCACTGCTCTGCACTTGCAGTCTTATCTGGCATCGTGATGTCTCGAATAAGCGGCCCGAAGGCCTTGTATCAGGAGGTGAACATCTTGCAGAAGGCCTTGGCCGCTCGCAGCGATGGAACCTTGCCGGTTTGCTTGAACAGGGCTTGGTCGCCCACCTTGTGGAACTCGAAGCCCGGACCTGTCACGACCGCAATATGGCCGGAGCGCTCTGCTTTGATTTGGCTCATGTCTCAAACCTCAAATAGATGGGCGGCGAACCGCCCGGGGGATTACTTCTTGTCTTCGGTCTTTTGCTTCTTTTCTGCTGCAGGCGCTTCGACTTCTTCAAACCTGAGTACATCGATCTTGCGCGCCTGGACCAGATCATCACCTTCAAGCGCCAGCTCCCGGCTTTCGCCAGGCCGGATCAGCTTGATGGTGCCGCCCAGGTAAACGCCCCAAGGGGCAGTCCCGCTGTTCGTGACTTTCATGATGAACCCCTTATGCAGGCGCGGAAACGCGATCCATGTAGGCCATTGCGCCCGGCAAGCGGACCTCAACGCCACCGGTGCGCGCGATGATGCCTGTCTCGAAGCCCATGATCGACTTCTGGTGGACCGGCAGAACCATGCGAGGCATCGGCAGGTGGAAGCGAATCACGTCCAGCGCCTTGCGGTACGCCACGATACGGCCGCCGCCATCGCCACCAGCGGTCGACAGAGCGTCGGCAGTGAGAATGGTCAGGGGGCGCTTGGTGCGAGCCGTGAACACGTTGGAAGTGATGAAGCGCTCCAGAATGGTCGGGCTGTTCGCTTCGGTGCCAACGAACGTGGTGGAGATGTAGTCCATCACTTCCAGTGGCAGAGAGATGGTGTCAGCCAGCTCAACGTTGTTCGAAGCCTGAGGAACCAGCTTCAGCAGGTTGTTCAGATCAGCCAGCACTTGAAGCGGCGTTTTATCCGCGAACAGGGTGGAGCCGTTCAGTCCAGTGGCGGCAGCGTTGATGGTCTGCACGTTGCTCTGGTTGGTGAAGCCGCGCCAGTTTTTCTCGGTGCTGCCGGTCACGGCGATGTCGTACAGCAGGCGCTCGGTGGAGCGACTGGCAGACATAGCCTTCAGATCGTTGAGGTTGCGGCCATACAGCGCCGCAGTGTTGACCTCTTCCAGATTCCACTCCCAGCCGGAGCCGATCATTGCGAAATCATGGGAGCCTTCACCGAACGACACCTGGTTGAAAGGCATGTCGTTGCCAGCGCCCGACAGAAACTTGGCCTCGCCCGCCAGCTGCTGGCTGTAGAACTGAGTGCCAACTGCCCACTGATTGCCCTCGGTGACCACTGGCATCAGATCGCGGTAGCTGTACTCCGGGTAGCGCGCCTCGTAGATGGCTGCTTCGATGTTGCGGCCCTGAGCCACAACGAATGGCAACGCTGCTTGAGCGTCTTGAAAGGCTTGAGGCATTTTACGCGCTCCGGTTCTTGAGGGAGATTTCCACGATGTCGCCCGCAGCACCAGAGGTGTCGAAGAAGGCATTCGGGATCGGGCCAACAATGCCGGTGCCGGCCGCGTTGGTGTAGGTGTTAGAGGCGGTCACGAAGTAGACGGGATCGCCATCAACCACAGGAGCGCTCACGGCGACGTACATCTGACCGCGTTCACGGATGGCAGCGGTGCAGTACTGCGGGTAGCCGTCGATCAGCGTCGAGCCTTTTGCCACAGCCGGTACAGCCGGGTTCAACTTCGCGATGCCGAGGAACTTGCCGGTAGTGAACGGCACCACGCCGTGATCGCCCGCACCGCGCTGCACTGGCTCGCCGAAGCGGACGCCGGAAGCGTTCTCGATGGTGCGGCTGATGTCATTCTTGATTTCTTCGTTCGCCGACGCGCCGTGCAGGCCTTTCGCTGGGCGATCCGGGTAGGACGTTTGATAAGCGGCCATGATGGCTCCTTACTTGGCAGGCTGGGTGGAGTTGAGGTCTTCCAGCATCTTGGCGCGCGCGGCGGCAGCAGGATTACCGGCCGGTTTGCCGTCTTGCGCTTGGAAATGGCTGCGCACCGGGTCGTTGGCGGGGTTTTTGGCGGCGTCCTCGACGAGAATGTCGAAGCGGACAGCGATGTAGGCGTCATCCTTGCCAGTAACAGCGGCGTCACCCAGCTTGGCGTGAACTGCTGCCTTGCGGATCTCGGCAGCTGTTTTGCCGGTGTAGTCGCCGTCTGCGATGATTTTCGCAACGCCGATCAGGTCGGCGCGCTCTTTCACGCGCGCGTCGATCTGGGCATCGCTGAGGATTTTGGTCTTGGCATCGTCCAGCTCGGCCTGCAGCTTGGACAAAGCAGCGTCTTTGACGGCCAGCGCAGCGGAGTGCGCGTCGTTCAAAGCCTTGGTAGTGCTGGCGGCATCGTTAAGCTGCTTGGCAAGCTTCTCGATGGCTTGTGCGCCTTGTTCGGTGACATCAATGGAGATGCCGTCGACAAGGAGTTTCCGCAGTGAATCAGCCATGTCATGGCCTCCTTTGGGGTTTTCTGGTTTGTGGTCACCGATGCGAAACTCTTCGCCAGCCCGTGCGCTGTGCACAAGACTGAGGTGATTCATTTTCATTGGGCCAAGACTAACGTGATATGCGTCACCCTCTGGCGTGACACCATCCTTGAAGATGATCTCAGCGCCGTAACCCATGGAGAGCTGACGCTTGCCAGCTTCGAAGTCCGTGATTGCCTTGGCATCCATGAGGACAAGTGGCACCTTGACGCGCTGACCGTCCCGGATGACCTCGCCGCCGGTGTTGCCGACAGCTACGTCCTTCCAGTTTTTTGAGTTGACGCCATCACCGCCCGGGTGATCGTTGGTCATGGGCCGGTAGGCGTAAGAGTTCATGGCGTCTGCGTGAAACACCGAGCTTTCTGGTCGGTACACCTTGACGATCGGAACATCTCGCAGCCCGTGGTCGTTGTTGGGGTCGATCTCGGTGCCCAGATAGTCCTGAATACCCGTGCGGGCCACATATGCCTCAGCCACAAGGTATCCGTCCGCTGTGCGTCGAACGCCAGAGACCGGTATTGAGTCGGTGAAGATCATGTCTACTCCGGTAGGTTGTACTGGCGTCTCGCCGGCCTGGCGAACACTTGGCGCTGCAGTATGTGAATGCCGCGTCGAAACTCGTCGTTGTCGTCTGCGTGCTCGCAAGGGAGAGCGCAGAAAGCATTCCAAGCGGTAGAGAGAGCCTCAATTACCGCCTTCTCTTGCTCGGTCATGGCGACACCTCTTCGAATATTTCAGGCCCTAGCTCGATCGCGCCACGGTATGGCTCGACCTTGGCGACATCGACGCTGCCGGGTTCGTAGGTGAAGGTAATATGGGGTTGATAGTCCGGCCAGTCCCAAGAGGCGCCAGCCTCAACGATGGAGACGTGCCGCCAAGCCAGCTCTGAACTGTTGAACAGCAACACCACGGCTCCTTCACCGAACTGGTCGATCAGCCTTGCGCCACCTGGTGCAATCTTCAGCTGACCCTTGCCATCGCCCGACCACGATTCGCCGACCTTCATCCAGTCAACAGGGTTGCGGCTGTAGGCGATGGTGACGTGCAGGTCCGCCTCAGGCAGCGTGGCTTCGAACCCTTGCGACTTGGCCCAGGCGATGATCTCGCCTGGGTTGGTGACCTTTCTCGACACATACAGCGTGCGTGGTGCCGCATCAGCCAGCGCCTTGCGATCCGGTGGCTGGTCAGCTGCACCAACATCGTCAGCGCCAAGACCGATATCGTGCTCTTCATCCAGCTCATCACCGAACTCATCAATGGCTGCTTCGAGGCCGGGCATGATGCTCAGCTCTACCAGCAGGTTCACTGATGCCTTGGAAAGGGCATCGGGCGGGAACAGGCCGGAATCCTTCAGCGTCTTGATCGTGTCGGCCGTGGTCTTTCCTATGTCCGCCTTGTCCTTGGCCGTGGCCTGCCACAGTGGCGACCAGGCGTAATGAGCTTCCTTTGGCCTGCTGCCCAGCGCGGAACGAATCAGGCACTCGTCCAGCACACTCATTGCCGGCTTGATTTCCAGCTTCTGGCGTGATGCGACGTTGTCGTAGTAGTTGCGGGTGTTCTCTTCGCCGTTGGCGCCCAGACCGTTCGATGACTGGCCGAACATGCGTGTTCCCGGTACGTCGAACGCACCGCATACGCCCTGCTCTGTCTTGGCGATCACGTCAGGCAATGTGCCGAAGTTGGCCGACTTGGACGAGTGAGCTTCAGTGCCATCGAGGATAAGCGTCCCGTTAATTCCCTTGGCGGTAGCTGCCAGCCTCAGACGCTCCAGCAGGTTCTTCTCGTAATTCTTGTCTTGCAGGCTGGTCATCAGGTTGGGAATGTTGATGACGTCGATCTTGGCCTCGTAGACCAGGCTCACAACGTTGGCAACCGTCTCGTCGTAATGCTTGACCGCTGGCATGGCAGATAGAAGCACCGAGTCTCCCCAGCCGAAGGCCGTACCCATCGCCAACTCAGGATCGGGATGACGCACGCCGATGAAGATCACCAGGCGCGATGGGTGAATCTCAACAGTTGAGCCCGGCAGCCGGTAAGCTTTGGGCCAGCCGAATCGGTCGCTTTGCGGGTCCTGCTCGATCTCAGTGGCAGCCAGTTGGCGGCGAGTCATCACCGTCAGGTATTTGATTCCGCCCTTGCCGAGGCGATCAGGGTTCAGCGCAGACGACGTATCACGCTCACCGGTGCCAATGAATACAGCAGCGCCGCCGAACAGGCGGGCCTTCAATAGGGCCTCAAGAATCTTTCCCTGCACATTCAAGCGGGTCTCTTCGGCCTCTATCAGCTCGATCTCTGCCTTGGAGGCCTGCCATGCTCGCCAGTTGCGGCACGCGTCCACAGCGGGGATCGTGACGCCCTTCTGGGCTGTCCATGAGCTGCGGAAGGCATTCAGCAGCTGCTGGTCGTCCAGTTCATTGGCGATGTAGTGAGAGTGGGAAGCCTTGTCGCGAGCAGTACCCAGTCCAGCGACGAGGTTCTGCAGGCTGTCCTTTAGGTAGCTTATTGCGCTCATGAGTTGCTCACGTTTGCGAGTGTGTAGCCGCCCGCAATCGGGAAGCGCTGGACAATGAAGTAACCCAGTGCGTCGATCGGGTCTTCAGTGCCGTCTTTGTTTGGCTGGCCTTTATCGTCATAGGCCTGCTGCTCCAGCACCTGAGTGGTGATCGGGCAGTTGTCGGTGTTGACCCGGTAGCGGCGTTGACCCTCGCCATTTAAGAACATGGCGTTCACGGCCAGCACCCGGTCGCGCACCTCCGGATTGGATGGGTTGACCATCACCATAAAACCCGCAGCGCGGAGCAAGCTGTGATCCGACTCACTGCCGTTGACGGACTTCCGGTTCTTGCCGCTGGCGTCCGGGTAGACCGTGATGCTGTGCCCAGGGAATCGACGCTTCAGCTCGATGATCATGGCTGGTGTATCGAAGATCGACGTCGCCTCCTCCAGCAGCCGAGGCAGGCCGTCACGAATGACGTGGATCGTTGCCGCCATCCGGTTGATGTTGAAGTCCATGCCGATGTGCAGTTGCTCGCCTGGGCGGATCGTCTCGTTCGTGTGACATAAGCGCCTGTCGAAGTTCGGATACACGCTGCCGGACGTCAGGTTGACGAACAGGCCGTCGATGTAGGCGTCCACCAGATTGGCCGGGTAGGACTTTCGTAGTGACGGGATGTAATCTTTTGGAAGGTTCTTGGCGTTCTGCCGAGTTGAGGCATGCACGATGCCGTAGAACTGGCGTTGCGTAGGATCGGATGCCAGCTCCTTGACGAACTTGCGATAGACCCAGTTGAAGCCCTCGGGCGTGGTAGTCACGTCGATGGTGTTCATGTCGCGGCCAGGCCAAACCGTGGACATCCGCGCAATGATCTTCTTCCAGGCGCTGTCGGCCTTCTTGATCGGCATGCAGTCGATCTCGTCGACCAGCGCGTGCGCAATGTTGAAGCCGACGATGCGGTGCGGGTGCTCCATGCTCTTGCAGACGATGGTCGAAAGGCATCTGCCCTTCTTGTCACGCAGGTACACGCGCTTGTTGCTGGCCACGATATCGGCGAAGAGCCCGAACGCCTCAGCAACCCCCGGAAGTGTGTCGTAGAAGATGTCAGTGATCTGCGGGTAGGTCGGAGCGAAGTACCCCTGAGGTATGCCGGGGAACTCCAGCGCGTTGATGCACATCCGCACACAGCCAACGAAGGTCTTGCCGCTGCGGTAGCCCCCCACGAAGGCCATGAACTTGTTGTGGCTTTTGATGAACTCGAATTGAGGCTTATTCAGCATCAGGATCGGTTGCATCTTCCACCCCGATGATTACTTGCTTAGGTTCAGGCAGGCCCTTATCAGGGTCTTCCAGTTCGCGGCGTAGCTTTTGGTTGAGCAGCCGCTTGTTCTCAACCTCAATGCGCTTGAGTTCGGCATCGAGGTCGGCGTGACCGGGCGGCGAGAACATCCCAAGATGTCGGCCGATATCTACAAGCGCGCCCTTCTTGTCGTGCAGCTTTACCTTCAGCCCGTCTCGGCTCTGGGACACCTCAGCGATAGCGCCAGCAATAGAGTCATCAATCTCGGACGAGTCAATGAGCGCCAGTCCGTGGTAAGGGACCATATCTTCCGGGCCGTCATCCTCACCATCAACCATCCGCAGTTGAGTCTCACCCCACCGGACGACCTTCCTGATGTCGCTAAACCCAATCTTTGCCAGCTCTTTCAGCACCATGTCCTGGGTAATCTCTACCCTTCCAGATCGCGCATTCATACCCTGCCTGATGGCTGCCGAAACACTAACATTGGCTAACAGGCGCGATCCCTGCTCGTTGGCTGTCTTCTTGCTGTAGCCCGCACGGGTAGCGGCCTGCGTGGCATTCAGATCGACAAGATATTCTTCAACGAACCTCGTCTGCTTTGTGGTTAAGGACACTTTTCCACCCTATGCCCAAAACGATCTTCGTAATGGTCCTCTGTGAGACGCCATACGTAGTGGCGAGCTTTCTCTGTGAGATACCCCCATTTGCGTACAAGGCGACGATTTCGCGTACCTGCACATCGGTAAGCTTTGCTTGATTGTGTTTCTCGCCGCGCGGGTGATAACCAGGCGACGTAATTGTCGGGTGGCGGCCCTTATCCATCATGTCCTGATGGTTCTCAGCCTTGGTACCGAGGAACAGATGCGCAGGGTTGCAGCAGGATGTGTTGTCGCATCGGTGGCACACACATATGTCCGGGTCTAGAGCGCCATTCGTGAGCGAAAACGCGAGACGGTGGGCGAGCAGGGTTTTACCCTCAAAGTAGAGGCGACCATAACCGCGACGATCCTTTGCCTTTGTCCACTCCCAACAAGCCCCCTCCGCAACGTTCTTTTCAATACTTGCCCAAAATGTATTCGCATCCATATCGGTATCCTCTGTTGAATACCAAAGAATACCTAATTCTTAACGAGACCAACAAACTTTTAGGCATTCATCGACAAAGCGCTGCTGTCTTGCTGTCAGCGCCATAGGGATTCCTTGAGACTTTGGTGCCTCGCGTTTAAGGGTTATTCAACTGTGCAGTGCGGCCAGTGCGGCCAGATCGACCGGGCAAAGGCAAGTGCCCCTGCGTGATCGAGGGCGCACTCGAGAAGGATCATCGGGAAGGGTTTGTGGCCGGGGGTCGTTACTTGCCAGTTCTTTTTGACTTGCATGTGACTCGAACCCCGCGCCTCAGCCAGAAGGACACTTTTTCAGGATCAGGGTCAAGCCCTGTGATGTCCGAAATAAGCGCAACACCGCACAGGTAGGCGCGCAACCACCAACAGATCTTCACACTGACAACCAAATTGACTCTGGCCATAGCTGAACTCCGCGCCACGAAATGGCAGTGTCTGAATTTGTAGCGCGCTACGGCGCCTGCCGCTCTACAGCCTCGTTGACCTTGTCGGCTGCCTTGCTGGCCACTTCTGCCGCCTCCGTGGCTTTCCCCGCTGCACCCTCAACCTTTACGGCTGCATCGGTAGCGGTCTTGGCCAGCTTGTTCAGGCGCATGTCACGCTGGATGGTGGCCTCGTCGTAACCGCGGCGAGCCTCGGCAAGTTGGACGCTGTACCAGCTCGCGAGCTGCCATTGAGCAACCTGAAAGCCGAGCATCGCACCGCCAGCCAGGAGCAGGATGGCGATGAGCCAAACCTCCACCCTTCTCCACCAGTGGCGGGCGATGAAGTTGATTGCGCATTTGTCCATCAGTTGGTTCCTCCGATTCGGGCGCGCAGTCGAGCGATCTCGTCGCTCTGAGTGGCCACCTTGTCAGTGAGCTGAGTGATCTGGCTTGTGAGGGCGTCGATGCGCCCTTCCATCTTGCCGACCATAGCCACGAGGTCGTTTCGCTCTTTCGCAAACTGGTCAGCTCGGGCGTCAGCCTCTTTGCGGGCTACCCGCTCGGAGTCGAGCAGTTCGTTCAATCGCCGGACGGTGCCGATATCGGCGTTGTCCATCGCGCGATCAGCAGCATCCTTGGAGAGGAATTTCCTCAGCCATAGGAAGCCGCCCAGCAAAATTGTGCCCGTACCGCCCAGCCAGGTAGCTGTGCCTGGGCCGAGGTCGGTTGGGTCCATCGTTACTCCGGAATAAAAGGGCCGTCAGGGCGGCCAATGAGGTGCGAGGTACGAATGAGGCCCTCGCTGAACTTGGTGATCAGAGGTTCCGAGGGGTTGGGGTAACTGGTACATCTGGGAAAGCTTCCACTTTGGTAGCGGCTTTCCTCGGAGGTACAAAAAGCCCGGATCGTGTCCGGGCTTTTTCCATTGCTACCAGGCGTATTCAGCGGGGAGTCAGACCAATGCCTTCGGGCGAAGGCTTGGCCGAGGCCATGACAAAGTGATTGCTGGATGCGCGCAGGTTGCTTTTCAAGGAGTCATCAGTGGATGAACTACCCGTTCGCCACATGGCGAGGGTCAACTCCAGACGCTTGATGCCCACACCGGGCAGTTCGATCAGCTTGGCAACGGAGCGATAGGCATAACCAACCGGCTCGGCCAGGGCGGATGCAGCGAAGCTGAAGTAGGACAGGCATGCGGCAAGCGCAAAGCCCAGATACATGGTGAGTTTCCGCATACGGCATTCCTCTTAGGTTAGTTTCTTCGGGCACAAAAAAACCCGCTCAAATGGCGGGTTCTTCGGAGCAAGTTGCCGTAGGCAAAATACTCAATGTGGCAAAATGATGCCGCCAGCCGTGCGGGAAGTCAAGCAGCTTCTCGCATCTGGTAGATAACGGCACCAATCGGGCTCAAAGCCATGCGGTCCAAGTCCTCGCAGCACTCGAAGGAAAGCTGAATTACCGGCTCCCAATCGCGCGCCCACGCACAAGACTCGATGCGCACTCCGAACTCACCCATCAGCCACGAACGGAAGGCCTCAGGCTTGATCAACGGGTCATCGTTGGCAGACTGCCCGCCCTGGTGCATGTATCGATAACGGCGCATCACGCCCTTCACCACATACTCAAGCTTTTCGCGCTTGCCGGCAGTCATGCGCTTGGACTTCGAAATGACCATGCCGAACACCACGCCTTCTGCAGCCTCGCGAATGTCGTCGTCTCGGTTGGCGGCATACATGTATTCGCCGAAAACTCGGACCTGCGGGTGCAGCTTGGCGATCGCCGACTGGATATGCCCGGCCAAAGCGCTGTGCATAGCGTGGTTGGCCGTTGGGCCTCGCTCTGTGCTCTGCACTACCACGCCGAGCTGAACGACGTCAGATGACTGGCCAGGAGCTGGGATGTAGGTGCAGTCATGCCACGCCTGACGTGCTGAGTGGATTTTCATGCTGCTTGCCCCTTTTTCAATTCTCTGGTCAGCGCCCGGTACTTGGCTGTCAGGGCTTTCAATTCTTCGATGGTGTACTTCTGGGGCTCATGCGGTCCTTCGAGCCATTCCACGTTCACGATGCCGATCCGGCGCACCAACTCGGCCCGGTAATTCACCAGATCACCAGACTTGTGCGTGTTGCAAGGCGCGCACTGCTTCCATACATTGAGCGGCTCGAACCTGAGCTCTGGATGACCACCGGCCGACTTGAAATGACCTGCGTGCCATTGACCCTGATGGTCGCGACCACAGCTCACGCAAGGCAGCGCTGCGTCGCGATGACGCACCCACTCGTTGAAAGCCTGCTGGGTGTCCTTCATGTGGTCGCTGCGGGACTTCAGCTTCTCCTTGCGCACCTTGATCTCGGAGCGTTCGACCTGGGCCATTGCCTTACGGGCCTTGGCCTGGTTCCTCGGCGCATCGATGATCGCGCAAGCAGGACTGCATACCGCCTGCCCGAGCTTCTGCGGCACGAATGAGGCTCCGCACTCGGTAACGCGGCATTTCTTCGCCCTGGGGGTTTTGGATTGAAGGCTTACACGCATGGCTCGGCCTCCTTGGCTTTCTGTTGCTCCGGCGAACCAATTCCCTGCAACAACTCCTTGAATGACAGCTCGCCGGGCTGGTACTTCTTGCGTAGTGCGCCTTCAAACCAAAGAGCAGTGGCCGGGTTGCCGTCGCCGTCCTGAAGAATCAGTCTGGCCCCATCGAGAAAGTAGCCGAGGATCTCGGGCCGGAGAGCTTGGCCAAACTCTGGGTCTGGGTAGACTTCATGTGCGTGAATGCAATGGGTCACGGTGTATTCGCCGTTGAGGTGCGGGTAATCTAGGCATTGCAGAATTACCGGCTCACCAACGCTGAATTTGAACTGACTCATGCCGCCACCTCGCTAGCCCATGCCGCGAAAGAACTGGCCGGGCGGTGGTAGATGTAATGCCCTTCCTGTCTCCACATAATCCCTGTGAGAAACAACGACCCAATCATCCCGATAATGAATTTCATCAGTAACGGCCCTCCCACAAATCTTTCTGACTCCACCGAACGCCATGCTCAGCACCAAACGCCGCGATCCACTCCAAAAGGCTCGCGCACTGCGCGACGGTGAGCTTGCTGGTGCGCTCGTACACGACGTCGAAGCCGTGGCCGTCTACCGCTGGTATCAGTTGAGGCTGATCGCCAGCCTCGCGCAGCCAAGCTGCGGTCAGCAGGCGCTTCCAGATCAGCACGTCCCATTTCTTGCCGGCGTGCTCGACTTGGCGGGAGATATCAGTCAGCGAGGCATGAAGCTTTTTGTTTTGCTCCCCGCTGCGGTCCTGATCCTTGATCACGATCTTTTTGGGCTTGGTGAAGTCCTGGGCCTGCAGGTGGCCCAGCAATCGATTGGCATCGGCCATGCTGCGCATCAGGAACTCAGTCATGAGCCACCCGCGAGAACGAATACGACTCACGGCCGTTATGCAGAACCTTGGTGGTGTTGAGCAGGGTTCGGAGTTGCTCCCAGGTGAGGATCATTGGGCGGCCTCCTTGCTCAGAGCGGCATCAATGGCCGCTATGGTCGCGTGGCGGCGCGGATGCCTGAACGAGACCTCGTTATTTTCATCCAGTAGCCCGCGCACTTCCGCCTCATGCATGATGAATTCGCGTGCAGCAAGCAGAGGCTTACGCAGCACCTCGCACTCAGCTGCCGACCGCGCCAGCCCAATCAGATAAT